ACATTTTATTTTAGTTTATTTTTTCCCATGTTTTTATATTTGCTAGGTCGATGTGGAAGGTACACTTTTTATTAGTGCACACCCAGCAATTTCCGCCTCTATCAATTTTTTTTATCCTAGTTTCAGGTTCCCCGCAATTCAGGCACACCCCTGAAGCTTGTTTAGTTTTAGCGTATGGCATTTTTATAAATTTTAATTAACTATATTTAGGATATCTGTTTTTTGCTGTAGATCATTTATAACAATAATAAATCGGGAGTGAGTCTGACCTATCTGAGCTATGACCTTTCAGTTCTACCTTGCTAAATAATTTTTCTAGCTTTTTATAGTTCTCTCCGTAGTCTGAACGATCTTTTCCGTTGTCTTCTACTATTATTAAGTTGGCTATCTTATTCAGCCACACAGGAACCCCGACATGATGTGTCATGCTTAGGAATGTTGCTATATCTGTCTTCTTCAAAACCATTATTACAGGCTTGCTTAAATCTACCTCAAAATAATTAATATTATAATATCCTGTTAAATTAGAAACGAGCCATGCGGATAATAAAGGGTCTTTCATGGCATCATTCTTAGTATCCACGCCAACAACTTTCTTTGCTCCTTTCTCGTCTGCATACCTTGTAAAAAAACCATTGGCACAGCCTAGATCAACGTAAGTCTTCCCTTTAAAATCAATCTTATCCAGCCCTAGCCATTTAACTCTTTGGTCGTTTTTTCTCGGCCCGCCGTTCAAATCTAATTCAGGCACGTTATGGTAGTACTTCTTTCCATAGGTTCCATATTCCTTGTACTTAGCAGTAAGCTTTTTCTTGTAATCCGAAGTTAAATTGAAGGTCTGGAAATCTATAAACTTGCCTTCTAGTAGGTCTCTGGCTTTCCATTCTCTATAGTTTGATGTCCAGCCATATCCTTCCCCAAGTTTCTCTATCTTCTCGTACATTTTTTCAGCTTCCGCGTCTGTTCCTAACTTTTCTAAATCTAAAAGGTCTGTTATTTGAGCGTCACATACTTTGCCGTTCCAATCTATTTGTAAAACCTGATAAACCCTCGGGGCTAATCCATGATACCAGCATATATTCTGTATTTGAGCAGCTTCTTTTATAGTAGTATTTCTCTTGGCTTTGTCAGGATGCTTGTCGTCTCCCCAGTTACCTGGCTTGTCCTGATCGTAGAAAACCTTAAGGCATAGATTCTCGTTTTTCCTGTCTAACTCTTTTTTCAGTTGAGCTAGTACCTCTCCTTTTGTAACTATGAAGCAATGCTTTCCTTTAGTTAGGTCTCCTTTTATATTGTGGTCTAATTTTTTCATTTGCTTCGTTTTAAATAAAAGTTATATACTTTTTTATATTTCGCATTGCCTTTTAACTTTTTAATCCTTTCGTACAAGTTTTCAAGTTCTTTATACAACTCACTTGAATTCTGATTTTCTATCCAATATGATTTTCCTGTTGCACTTCTTTTTAAAATTTTATCTATAAATGTCTTTTTCTTTTTCTCTATATTTTTTATATTGTATTCCTTATACAACCTGTCCTCGTTTTTTGTAAATTCATACCAGGTCCCTGAGTATTCACTCCTTCTGTCACTAAAAATCGAGACATTGATTGGGATAGATCCTTCAAAATCCGACTCGATTTCGTATTCGTTCAATCCATCCGTTGTTTTATATATTCCCGCCTGCTCTTCCCACTCTAAATTCTTTACTAATTCCAACTCTTTTGTTTTATACCCTACCTCTTGTATTTTGGTTTCTTTGCAATCAATCCATATATCTTCTTCAGCCTTTAATGCTTTCGCTCCATTTATGTACTTATATAATCTGAAAAGCCCTGTCAATACACCGCCTCTCGCGCTTTTGTCTGGAAGATGCTCTTCAACTATATGAAACCTTTTCTTACTATTTCGCAATATACATTCAGTAGAATTGAGACTATCATATTTATCATCCATCATTCTGTTAGCTTCTACCGTTAATTTCCATCCTCCATTACTATAACTATATGTTTTTCCGTATCTATGAGGTTTCCTATTGTTTTTAGTCCACTTATTGTTAAACAATTTGCCGTATTGACTATTTTTGCTGAATTTTATTTTCATTTCTTTTTTAATTTCCAAATATGCCCAACCACGTCATGGTCTGGAAAGTGTTTTGCCACCCGAAGACCGTCTATTCTCCATGCCGACTGTAAATGCTTAAACGCTTCTGGAGAGTATCTGCGGGGGATACATTCTAGTATCTCAAACTTCCATTTTATAAGTTTCTCAAAACCAACTTTCGTCAACCTAGATGAATCACTTTCTATAGGATTATGCACAGGATATTTTTCGCATGTTGTTACATATAAAATACCTTCATCGTTTAACAAATCATAGATATCCTGTAGTATTTCGGGGATAGTAACAACATACTCAAAAACTTCTAAACAAAAAATGATATCCCTCTCATATCTATATGCTTTCTCAAACAGGGGATCATTATCTAAATCAGCAATATAATCAGGCTCTCTCCACTTATCATGTAATCCTTTTTCGTTGTTATTATCTAAAATCTTATAATCTTTTACATTCCAAGATTTTACTCTTTTTTCAATAGGGTATGCTGAGCCACCAATATCAAGGCAAGTCTGGCAATTGACATCCACCGTTTTTAGATACGCCTCTAAATCTTGTCTATATTTACTCATAGTATTTTAGCTAATGAAAATCCTAAGATAAACCCGAATACGAATATTGCTAGTAAAAATCCTTGTACTAACATCCCTAATGATTTATCATAGTCGTCCATGTTATATAAATAGAATTAATGCTCCTAGCCCCGCAAATAATATGCTTAAAGGAATATAAACGTAGGCCAGTGGGTTAAATTCTTTCTTTTGTTTCTGGCTTATTTTTTCGAGTGCAAAGCTTAAGAGAAAATATAGTAGCGGACTTATTAGTATGTATGAAGAAATTAACTTTACCATTTATTATTTAATAGTTTATCAAACTCTTGGTAGTAGTTTGTACACATATAGCTTAGTCCGATTTTATGTAAAGGAATGCTATTCATCTGAGGTGAACCGCCAGAAAGACTTATAAGTGTATTCAGGCCACACGCCCTAGCCTCTAAGACTGTATTAGGGGCAGCATCATTAAAGCTTGGGAATAATAGTTGTGTGCATCCCCTCATAACCCTTGCTACTTCCTGCGAACTATGAAGCTCTCCTATGTACTCTGACTCCTCCCCCCTAACAAAATCCCAATTCGATTGCATCTTTCTAACATGGTATTCATCTGGCAACCTACCTGCGACTATTAATTTGACTGGCTTTGTTCCTCCCTCCGATGCCTTTCTGTACTCATGTTCAAATATCGCTAATGACTCGTGTAGCCTCTTACATGGATCAGAACTACTAGTTAGAACAAGAAATATGTCTCCGTAAGCCTTCCCCCCTGTAAGGTCTCTTGCTTTCCCCTCTTTTTTAAAAACGTCTTCATTTACACCGTTCAGAATAACTGTACCCTTACTAGGCATCTTACCCCATGCTATATATGTTCTTGCCCAATCACTTTGATAGATTACTTGATCGGCTAAGGTGGCTAATCTTACCATTTTCTCAAACGGACGGTAACGCTTATTTCGTGATGGTTTACACAAATTGTCTATGCGGAGTACAATCTTTTTGCCTAGTTTCTTGGCGTTATCTATGAAATCGAAACTGTCTATGCTCGTTGGGGTGAGAATAAATAATATGTCATAATTAGTACAGTTTCTATCGTAAGTGAACCTAACATCAGGGTAGTAATTAGAGAATCCATTTATTAAATTCTCGTGGAAACGTGTCATTCCTCCGATAGAACCTTTTTCTAGCTTATGACTTATTAGTATCTTCATTCTTAGCCTTAATTTAATTTATTTTCTTGACTATTTTTTTCGTCATTCTTCTCATTCACTTGGGCATTCTCCTCTTCCAATACGCTCCAATCCCCCGCATTTATCTTGCTAAGTTTTTCGGCTACTTTATCTAGTTTCTTCTGTGCCTTATCAGCATCTCTCTCACATTTTTGTTTTGTTTTTTGCAGTTCCGCTTGTTTGTAGACTAAACTACGTACCTGTGCTGATATTTGCCTTTCCTTGTCTTTTAAGATATTAGTGGAAGTCTCTTCTAGTATAGTTTTTAAATTTAATCCTTCTATCTTTTTCATATTTTAATTATTTTGTTAATGAACTGTTATTTTCTTCTAGTGTCTTTTCAACTTCAAAACGTAGCCATCCTGAAATAGTTTGGCCTCTTTTAGTTAGAGTTTCTTTTAGCTTTTCGTATTTTTTTGCTTCTATTTCTACTTGTAGTTTCTTTACTTGTAGTTGCATGAAGAATGTATTATTTAATCTACTATTATTTTACTACTTTTGTAGGTATTGTCAAACGACTATCCTTAAAATATTATTGAAATCATTATTTCTGTATCTACCTGCTCCATAATAAGAGTTTAACTACGATATGTTATATATTATTAATAATTTTTCTATAATATTGTTTTTAAAAAACCGAACGCAAGAACTAAAACACAAGCAAAATAATTAATTACAAACAACGACTGAAATAAACCTCCTACATAATCTTTTCCTTCCAAGACTTCTCCGAGAACATAAAAAGATATAAGCGAAAAGAATAAAATTATGATTACAGAACCGTATATTTTTTCGCCTTTATTTCTTTTCATTTATATTTTATTAATTTATTTAAAATAAAAATCCGCCAATATAAGACGGAACTTTATCATTGAGCAGTGTTCTTTGCTTTGTTCTTTACTTGTAGTTGCATGAAGAATGTATTATTTAATCTACTATTATTTTACTACTTTTGTAGGTATTGTCAAACAGTATCTATCGCCTAATTATCTTTACCGCCAAGAAAATCCTTTACTGATTCGTCTACCCATTTAGTGACTGTCTTGCCTTCCATTATAAGCTTTATTTTAAATCTCTTCCATAACTTTTCTTCTATATAAATGTGTGCCCGTCTTTTCATAGCTCGACTTTATTAATATAATCAATTATCTGATTTTCTTTTTCTATCCAACGAACAAAATCGAATATCTTGTCCGAGAACCCCGCCAAGTGAAATACCCTAGGACTCGCACCGTCTAAATATGACACTAGCTCCGTTAAGTCATCGGGTCTTTGCGTAATGCCTAAAATAGCCTTCCTGATATAAGGCGAGGGTCAAATAAATTTAACTACCGCATTCCCCACTGCCTCATCGTCGAAGCATATAGCGCAACTATCGGCATAGTCAGGTGAAAACCCTAAACGTTTCCTAATTTCATCTTTCGATTCTATTTGGATGTTCTTCTCTTTGACAAAGTATCTGATATTAGTAAGTTCTTTTATTAGTTGCTGATTATCTAAAAGTTTTATTTTATTTTCCTCCAATCCTTTGCGTAAATTCCAATAAGATTGGGCTCTACGATTCTTAAACAGTAAGGGATCAGCGTCCTTAGTTGGTCTGAAACCAGAATTATACTCTAGTACATTGAAACCTTGTGAAACACAATAGTCTACTACCCCGCCACCGACACCAACAACATCAACTTGAGTGTTTTCTGCCTTTATCCCTTTATTCTTAGCTGCTTTAATTACTTCTTTTCCTATAGTGATAGTATCTTCCCCCTTGAACATGTCGATACCTGTCATTTTATTATCCTTGCGATACGTGAAGACAGTCCTATCATCACCCCTACGGGCAACGTCTACCCCTAGGTGATCTGCTATTAGTGAGCTGTCGGTAAGATTATTCCGTATCCACTCGTACTTAATCAGCTGGTTGGGATCGTTACTGAAATCCCAGTTGCCCATAACAAAACGCTGGTATTCTGCTTCTGGGAGATATTTCAAAGAGTCGAGATATTCTTTAGAAAGGAAGGGATTGTCTGTTGCTAAGGCAGGTAAGAAATAATACGGAGCGTCTAGCGTTTTATTACGCCACGGTTCGTAAAACCGTGTCCTTACCCAGTTGTTATCTGGATTCGTAGAAAGGATTATAAATTGTGGTTCTCCGTGGTCGTTTTCTCTCCCGACCCTTAACATTAAAACGTTAAACGCTTTCTCTTCTACCTCGTTGGCTTCATCTATCATAGCCGCTGTAAGTTCAAACCCTCTTAGTTTGTTAAAGTCTTTGTCCTTGCTGGAGTCTGCTTCTACGAAGTAGATATCACTACCATTAGATAACGAAGCTTTCATTTCCGCGTAATTATACTTTACGCTTAAATTCAATTCTCTCGCCACCTTGGTAAAGGAAAGAAACGTGGTCCTTTTAAGAACTGTAAGATTTTTTCTTATTATAGCATACCTGGTCATCGGATATTGCAAGGCGGTGGCGATTATCATTAGTACCCCAAGATAAGTTTTTCCTGAGTTATGTACAAGTATATTTTCTTTTGAAACTATGTAATTGCTGTTGTCTTCTACTGTTAGGTCATAGACCATGATAGGCATTGGGAAGAGTTCCTCTATTACCTCTTGGACATCACCTATCTCAAATATATTTAATTTTGAATCAATTATTTCTTTTTTCTTTAACCAAAGTTTTCTTTGCACAATTTTCTGTGCAGATACCCACATGCCGTCTATATAAAATTCATGGTTTCCTGTACACTTGATTACCTCCCCTCCTTTAAGATAAAAACTAATTAGCGTTGTAGTTTTTTCTGTATCATACCTATGTGTTTGCAACACCTTTTTTAGTTCAATCTGTTTTGTCTTTTCGTTGTATGAATAAACTTTTTCATTTTTTTGAATCTTTTGAATTTTTTTATATTTGAGTCCATCACAAAGCACCAAGGTATCCTTTACGAAACATCCCATTCCTCCCCCATATAAAAGATACCTATACTTCCTACTAAGCAGGGCTTGTTGAAATTCTAATTGTTTATCGCTAAGAACTATTTCTTTTTGCATTTGAGAATATAACGTTCAAGAGTATGCGAAGTTTTTGCGTAATGAAATGGAGCAAAAATTTGGGTGAAG